GTGGGTGTGGGCTTGGCTGCTGTGTTGCTGTTGGCTGGATGCTCGGGTGGGGGTGAGTCGGCACCAGAAGAGGCGGCGAGCGCTGGCACCTCGGTGGCGTCCGCTTCGCCTACTACGGCCGCGGGCCCGTCGATCATCAAGAAGGCGATCGGTGAGCAGGGTGGCCTAGGTTGCATCGAGGGGGCTGAGGGCTTCAGCGACTGCGATGTGCAGTTCACCATCACGTCGATCACGCGGGGTGAGGACTGCTCGTATGAGCCGTTGCCGGCCGATCGTGAGGTTGTGCGCTTCGACATGGATGTGGAGACGTTGCCGGTCCTGAAGTCGCCTGAGGTCAGTTCGATCTTCTATTCCCAGTACTGGAGTGTGGTCGGGGCGGATGGCTACTTGGAGAAGGACCCTGACATGGCGATCGGGTGTGATTCGTCGATGAATGGGGTGTGGCAGACGTTGGAGCCTGGCACCCGCACTCGATCGAGTGTGCCGATCATCGTTCCGAAGGGCGCCAAGACTTTGCGTCTCTCACAGAACGGCAATGGATGGGAATGGGAGATCCCCGCCTGACATAGACGGGGACCTCAGTTGATCTGTTGACTTGTGGGGTTTACGCGCTGAGGTTCGCTGCGGGTACTTGGGTTATGTAGTGCAGCTTTGCGCGCTTGGGGCCTAGTTGCGTGTGGATCTTTCCGCTGTTGATCGCTGATTTGAGGGCTTCGCGTTGAGCCTTTTGTGTGTGGTTCCGGTGGGTGGTCATCTCGAATTCGATCTCGCGTCCGCTGGCGCCTGGGTTGGTCTTGAGGAAGTCGAGGATGTCAGGGATTGCAGCTGCTTCGACAGCGTCCTTTCGGCTGCCTGTGGCGTACGTGAGGCTTCGATTTCGTACGTCGTAGGCCAGAAGTCCCTCGGCGATGTCGACATCTCGTCCGAAGGCTGAGAAGTATCGCGCAGAGTTGGGATCCTCGGACTGGCGGACCAGCCTCCAGAGCGCGTCAGGCCAGTCCTGGAGGCGTGAATCGCCTCGTGATCGTTCACCGCTGTGCCCCATGTGGTGAATGACGGCCGCTTCCGGGATGCCCGCGTCGGCGAGAAGGGCATCGAAGGCGACGAGAAACTTTCCCGCATCGCGGTTCTCGTCGAGTCCCAGTGCATCGAGCACAGGGCGGAGGACATCAAGGATAAGCAGGTCTGTGCCTTGGAGCATTTGTGCCCAGCGTGCGCGGACAGTGGGGTCGATGATGTTGAAGGTTCCGACCCGGCCTCGCATCGGCTGGACGTGAACATTGGCGGTGTTTTGGATCTTCTGGTCGCGAAGCCAGCTGCGGAGGGTCCTGGCGTCGAGTTCGTTGTCGAGGAGTGTCACTCGTCCGACCTTGTGGGTGGCGAACTTTCCGAGAAAGTCGTCACCGTCGACCAGTGAGCGAATCAGGTTGCCGACTGTTGTTGTCTTGCCTGCCTTGAATTGGGCGGAAAGCATGATTCGGCCACCGACGGGGAATAGTTCGTCGATGCGGTACTTCGCCGGTTCGTCTGGGATTGCGAGGAACTCGACGAGGGATATCGGTGCTGTGATGGATTCGAGGAGGTCGGCGTTTTTGCGCGCATTGAGTCGATCGCGAGCTTCCTCGCGGATGAGCAACTTCGAGAGTTCGCCGGCGACTTGGATCTCGTGCAGGTCGCGTTGTTCGCCTTCGGGAGTGTCGGCGGGGTGTGGTAGGTCGCCGTAAGGGTCTGTTTGCCAAGCGTTTTCGGGGTTTGCTGCGCTAGAATCGGAGACGGACCCAGCAGATTGGCGTCGGTTGGTCTCCCGTGAAGGCTCCTCGTTGGCTTCGAGGGGCCTTTCGCAGTTCCGGTCGATCACGCGGCGTTCGACTCCAGCAACTGATCGAGTTCGTTGAGATCAACGCGAATCAGACGACCGACTTTGTACGAGGGGAGCCTTCCTTCGCGGATCCAGCGCTCGATCGTCCGCTCCGAGTAATTGCCGTATTCGCCAGCCTGCTTCTTGTTTGCCCATCTGCGAGTTGTGGGGTTCACTGGATTTGTCATGTCGGTTCCTGCCTATATGACGGGCGCGGTCCTTGCCGGGACGAGTGCGCTGATGATTCAGTTTTCTGGGTCAGGCGATGGTGGATGTTTCCGCATCCGCCATCGCTTTTCTCTAAGGTGACAGTAGCCCGCGTAACGCGACGTATTCGAGCAAACTTGCACGTACGCAAGCTGTTCACATGTCTATCCACAGGTTGTTAACAGGCTCAAGGTTTGTAAGTCGTCTACAAATTGGTGGACGTTTTGTCTACACGGTTGCGTCAAAAGTTCATGTCTACGCAGACCAGAACATATGTTCGGTGTAGACAGATTTGGGGATACAGGTAGACGGCGTTGCGTTGACGCAACAGTGGTCCGCAACAGGGGTCTCCAAGTGTGATTTGCGTCACATGCGTAGACGCAAGCGAACGCAGTCGCATCGCGGGTAGTAAACGGTATTAGATGCATTTACTTTCCGTAACCACGTCAATTTCCTCTCCGTATCCCGCTGCGCGAAGTAGTTGTGACATCTGGTCGAGGGGCATGACTGCGAGCCATTGCCCGGGGTTGCCGAGTCCGCGGCGTTTGAGGACGAGTAGCGCGTGATCGGCTCGGGCTTCGTCCTTCTGCTCGGCCAACTGTCTGAGCCATTCGGGCCAGGCGTAGGCGGCGCGGTCTTTGACTTGGATGGTGAGTCCGGGCGCGGGGTGTAGGTCGCCGGCGTCTCGTGTGTAGCCCGCCCTCGTTCGCTCGGTGTGGGGGAAGCCGTTGGCGCGGAGGAAGTCACGCACTGCGCGCTCTGCTCGGTCACCTTTGGTCTTGTTCGGATTCGTCATTCTGGTTTTCCTCCCAGTAGCCAGACGCTGCTGTGCGCTTGTGGATTCTTGTGGATCTTCGTTCCGCCTGCGGTGGTCAGGATTTCGCCGGATCCGGTGCCGTCTTGCCATGTCCAAGCACGCGAGGGGTTGATGAAGATCCCGGCCGCTGCTTGCATGAGCGCGTCTGCGAGGTCATCGTGGCCGGCGGTCTCTGGGACGCTGATTCGCATTTGCCCTGTGGTGGTCTGCTCGTATTCGAGGCTGTGAAGCTGTCGTAGCAGGTCGGGATGTTTGGGCAGCACGAGCCGCCCCTGTTGCAGGAGCACTTTGAGGCGTCCGTATGCGTCAGCCTTGCGTCGGTTGTCGGTGGTGACGCCCCTGACCATGGTCCGCATCCGGCCGTTGCCATAGTTGTCGGCCATGCGGCTGCTGAGCATCTGGGTCGGTGCGATACCGATTCCGTTGGTCTCACTGATGTAGCGGTAGATGTCGAACATCTGTGAGAGCTCGTCGAGTCGGTCGATGAAGTCGGAGAACTGCATTCGATTGTGCTGTTCGAGGTGCGGAATGTAGTAAACCGGCTTCACGGTGCGTTGCGAGTACCTGCCGCCGAGGGTGTTCAGCTCCATATCTGCTTGTGCTGCGAGGAAAACGACGGCGTTGGCGTCGTTGCTGAATCCCCAGTCCAGCCCACCTGCGACTGTTTGGCCGTTGTCGCGTTCGAGCGGCGCGAACTCGTAGTCCGCGACCGCGTTGTCCAGCTCGGCGGTCGTGAAGTAGGCGCCGGTGTCGTCGGTCCACTCGGCAAGGTATTCGCGGTTGAAGTAGTGCGCGGGCTCTCGGGCTTGGATCTTGTCGAGATCGTCTTGGCTGATGTACGGCGAACGCGACGATGGCCAGTGAAACGATGTGACATCGAGCGTGGGTGCGTCGGTTCCCTGCTTCCACAGACGACGGAAGAAGTGTTCGTAGTTTCCCCATGGTGAGGACAGCAGGATCACCTTGGAGCCGGGGCGAGCGATGATCGACGGTTCTGCCGCTCGCCAGATTTCGGTGTCGACAAAGGCTGCTTCGTCGACGATGAGCAAGTCCACCGCCCAGCCTCGGATCTGCTTGGCGGACGCGGGCACTGAGATGATGCGGGAGCCATTCGAGAGCACCAGTTGTGTCTTGCTGTCGTCCAGTACCGCACCGGCAAGCATCGGGGAACTGAGTGCGAGGGAAGCGCACTCTTCGAGCAGTCGGACGGATGCCACTTCGCCGGCCGAGATGAGCAGGACGAGCGATCCGGGTTTGGTGTAGGCGCGGTGAAGGGCAATGATTGCGGTGCCTCGTGACTTGCCTACCTGGCGGCCCGCGCACACGACTCGGTAGCGGGCGGGGCATTCGGCGAGTTCGCGCTGATGTTCCCAAAGCTCTTGGCCTACAAGTCGTTTGGCGAACTCTGTGGGGCTTGCAAGGGAACCTGCGAGGGCGGTGGCGTTGAGCGTCATTCTGTGGTTCCGTTCGCCTTGTCGAGTTCAGCCTGGAGTTGGGTGAACATCGTCGTGATGTCGAGCTTCGTGGAGGCGATGTCTTTGCCCAGTTTTGCTGCGCTCAGTGGGTCGAGTCCGAGTCGTGATCGGTGGTTCGCGGCCTGGGTGTCGATGCGGAGGCGGTACTTTTCGGCGCCGGATGGTTCGCCGGTTTTCTCGTCGATCGCTCCGTGGAGGTCGACGTAAGCGGTGAGAACTTCGAGTTGCGCCTCGGTGCGTGCGTAGGCGAGGACGGCAGGCTGCATCTCAGGCTTCTGAAGGTCGGGGCGCGCCTCGCATACCGCGTTGGCAATTTCGGCCGCGAGAGGCGTGATGGTGCGCGGGGAATAGGCGCCGTGCTTCTTCGCTACGAAGTTCTGAGCCACGAAGGGCGCCCAGCTGTACCCGCGTGCGGGGCCTTGGCTGATGGGTTCGAGGGTGTCGGTCATGGGTGTCCTTCCGAGCGGCCCAGCCGGTGAAGGCTGGGCCGCAGGGGTGGGTCAGGCTACGTCGCCGGAGGTGTTGAAGAGCGTGAAGGCTCGGCTCGGATTCGAACGCACGTGCTCGACGGCCTTCTCAGGGGTCATGTCCTCGTCGTAGACAGGTGCTTCCCGGTCGGTGATCGACCCCGGCTGAATGGCGTCAGCCTGGCCGAAGATGCGTGCCTGCTTCGGCTTGCCCGAGAAAGCGCCGCTCGTGCCGGGGATGTCGACGAAGGTGTCTTCGGGGTCAGTCTGCGTGTGGATCTCGATGTTCTTACTCATGGTGTTGTCTCCTGGGTGTCAGTTGTCGAAGTAGTCGAGCTCGTAGATGTAGTGCTTGATGGGTCGAGCGGGGTTGTCCGTCTTCGCGCCTTCGGCGAGATTCCGTTCTCGCTTGCCGGCCTCCCACTCGGCGAAGTTGCCCACTCTTGACGGGCGACTCTCGGCCGGGTCAGGGTCCGGGATGGACCCGTAAAATCTGTTCGCCATCAGGCTGCGTCGTCGGCAGGTTCGGAGTCGTCGGAGCCCGCATCCTGGTTCATCGCGTAGTGCAACCCGACCGAAGCTGCGAGAGGATTACCAGCGCCGGTGTCGAGATGGTCGACGAACCGATTGAATGCCGGCAGTACGGCGTCGAGGGTGCTCGCCGAAGCAAGCGCCGCTGCACCTTCCGGGTCCGCGAGTTCGATGAACCGCGCAGTGATCGCTTTGGTGACAGCGGTCGTGTCGGTCTCCCGATCGTTGGCTGTCATCCGTCCGTTTTTGACTGCAAGGTCGGTGCCAGCGAGGCCGGTGGGGCCGGCGCTGTTCGCTTGTAGCCATGCGGGGGCGAAGCGTTCGGCGCCGAGTACAGCGTCAGCGTCGGCGTTGCGCAGTGCCGCTCGAAGCGATCGTCCCTTCTCCAGCTGTGGGAGAACGACGTTGCGCCATGCCTGTTCGGTACGGACGAGTGCGGTCGGTGATTCAGCGTCGAACTGAGGGCGGGCCTTAGCTGCCTGAGCCTTCGTGCGCTCGGCGTACGTCTCGACCTCCGCCTTGATGGCAGCGAACTGAGGTGCGTACTGCTTGGTGAGTGCCTGACGCCAGTGCGCGATGTACTCGGCCCGCTCGCTCGGCGTCATCGAAACGTCCTTGTTGGCGTTGTCACGGTAGACAGCGAGTCGCGCCTCTCGGGCCTGCTTCAGCTCGCGAGCCTTGGTCTGCAATTCCTGGAGTGTGCTCATGATGTTGGTTCTCCTCAGTAGTTGATGTCGTAGATGCAGTTGGGGTTGGAGAGGTTGGGCCAGTCGAAGCCCTCGGGCGGGGTGGGCCAGCCGGGTCCGAGCGGAACGAGAGGCGGCAAGGGCTGCGGGTTGGCGCCGTCCTGCGGTGGGACCATCGGGGCGAGGGCTCCGTCGAGTCGGACTCGGTAGCGGCCACCGCGCACGTTGCCGTCAACGTCGGTGTAGATGCCCTCGGGTGAGAGTGTCGATCCCCCTCCGAGTTGGTAGAGGCCGGTGGTTTCGTCGTAGTGGCGGGCGTAGATGTTCTTGCCGTCCTTCATGTTTCCTCGGGACTGAGCCGATGCGGCTTCTTCGTTCCATCGAGCCTGGCGAGGATCGGGTGTCTGTTCAGTCATGATTTGGTTCTCCTAGTTGAGTGTTGTTGTGGTGGTGAATGTTTCGGGCATCAGAGTCCGCCCTTCATGATTGAGATGTTCGCCATCCCAGTTCCGTTGTCGACGTTGACGCTTGCGCGGATCGGCTCGCGGTTCTTGATCGCCAACAGAATTGCTTCGAGGATTGGTGCGAGTTCGTCGGTGACTTGCCCGAACCCTTTCTCCAGCTGAGCGGAACTGTTGGCGCCTGTGTCGAATTGGCCGGTGAAGTTTCCGTCCGCGTCGAAGCCGCTGGCGAGTGCGAACGCACTGCCGACGCCGAATGCGAGGGCGTTGTATGCGGCTGCTCTGCGTCCGTTGGCGGTGGTGGGCACTTTCAGTCCGGGGGCTTCTCCGACGTAGCCACCGAAGCCGCCTAGGCCGCCGTGGATCCCGCCTTCTTCGAAGGGGACGAGGTCGAATCCGAAGCCGTTGACGATCTTCTTCGTGACGGCAAGGGACTGCCGACGTTTGGCAGGATGTAGTGGGATGTAGCCCTCTCCACCTGTGCCTGGCTCGGCGAACCGTACGAGGTCGGCGCCGTCTGGGTAGATTCCAGCCTGTTCAGGTAGTCCGCGGATGCCTCCGTTCTCGAAGACTCGGACCGCGCCTTTCCAGATCACGTTGTCATCGGGCTTGGCTTCCGGGGCTGGTGTGCTGGTCGTGGTGGTGTCGGCGGGGGTGTACGACGACGAGCCTGAGGTGGGCCAGTTGGTGACGAAGACTCGTTGTCCGTCTGTGGCGAGTGCAGCGCCGGCGTCGGTGGTGCCGACTGTCATGGCGTTACCGTTGCCGCGAGCATTCGACGCAGCGATGATCTCGTCCGCCTCAGCAGCCTCGTCGGCATAGTTCGAACCGTCAGCAGTACCCGAACGCTGCACAGCCTGAGCCATCTGAGCCTCAGTCATGTTCGCCGAATCCAGCTTCGCCAACTCGTCGTAGAACATGCCCGCAGCCTTGGACGGATCCATACGCTCTTCCGCGGTTCCCCACGAATCACGCTGCTGAAGGATGCCCTTGTTGTCGCCGTCCATCCCGTAGTCGAGGTTCTGCAACCTCGTCTCTTCGAGCGACGCCATGACCGCAGCCTTGATCTGCTTGTCTGACATCCCCCGCTTCTTACCTTCGGCGATGATCGTGTCAGCGATCTTCTCCCGCTCGGTACGCGAGTCCGGAGCAGCAGGACCCGCGGCTTGCGCGGTACCGGCAGGTTCACCCAACGGCTCCTTAGCCGCGACGTGCACATGGTTGGTGTGATCACCCGCACCCGCATAGAACGAGTCCGGAACGAACTCACCATCCTTGATGCACCGACCGAACCTCGGATCGATGTAGATCAGCTCAGCCAACTGCTTCTGATAGTTGTCGGCCATGTAATTCGCCATCGCCAACTGCTCATCCGTATTCCCTGACCCGTTGGAGAAGTCCGCTGCCTGACCACTGTTGTGGTACGACGTGGACCCATCCGAACGGTACGAGGAGAACGCGTGCCCGTTCTGCAACAGATCCGGGAACTTGCGTGCAGCAATACCTTCGAGGCTTTCAACCACACCACCATCAGCCATCGGCTTCACATCATCGAAGCGGACAACGCCCATACCGAATCGGCGAGCAGTCTCGGCGAGGATCTTTTCTGAGCGGGCACGCTTCGACGGAGCGCCAGGAATGAAAGCCTCCCAACCAGTCTCAGCCTCCGCCCACTGGAAGATTCCGCGACCTTGACCGTTGCGGATGTTCGCCTGTCCGGGCTCGTGGATGTTGCCATCAGCATTCGCGAGCGGTACAGGTCCGCTGATTCGTGCGGCCTCTGCGGGCGTGTAGCCCTTCGACTCCCAGTAGCCGTTGTGGGTTTCTTTTGCGTTGACCCAGATCGTCATGCTTCGGCCCTGGTTCAGCCAGGCTTGCAGGTTCGCTTCTGCTTGCTCGGTCTCGGCGTGGACCTGCACTGTGCCGTCCTTTAGGACTTCGACCTTCACACCTTCGAGCGCTCGAAGTGAGTCGATCGAGTCTTTAGTCAGCGCCGATGTGACGATGGTCTTCGAGTCTGGAACCTTGATGACCTTGTCGCGCAGCACGTCGAAGTCGCTCTTGGCATCAGGCATACCCTCGGTGCGCACCTCGGTGGACACGAACTCGGGGGTGAGCCCGAGAGTGTTCAGGTACTTGACCGCGGCTTCGTTGCTACCGAGCGTCGCACTGAGCTGCTGAATCAGCGCGTCGCGGTTGCCGGCGTACTGCTGTGTCAAGTTCTCGACCGTGTTGCCCGCTTCGAGTCCGGTCTTGATCTGGTCCCGGAACTGACCAGACAGTCCGCGCAGCCGGTTCTCCATCTCCGCTTGCAGTGGGTTGGCCCTGTCGATCGCGCCGTTCCAGTTCTCGATCTTGATGACCGAGCCATCGACAGCGACACCGATTTCACCAATGGATTTGGTGACCTTCGCCGACTGGTCATTGAATGCCGCCGACAACTTCATGCCGTCGATCCATGTGTTCGCTCGTCCCTGCGCTTCCCCGAGAGCGGGAATCAAGTCCTCCCGGATGGTGCTTGCAGCGCCAGTGAGAACACCCTCGACACTTGCGCCACCTTCTCGGGTCTTTTCCGCGAGGTCACGAAGCTTGTCCGCCGCGCCACCCGTCGCGATACCGAGAATTTGACCGAAGCCAGGAATGGACTCACCGACCGAGAGGATGTTCGCGCCCATCTCCAGGAACGATGCGCCGGTCTCGGATGCGGACTTCGCGAACTTGCCGAGTCCGTCGAGGCCGGATGCCACGAAGTTCAGCACCGAGATTCCGAGTTCGAATGCAGCGTTTCCTGTGTCTTGAAAGAACTGTATTACCCCTACTCGGTTGTTCGAGATGTTGTCAGCCCACTCTTTGATCTGCGGGCCGAAAGCTTGCGCGAGAGCAGCTTTGAAGCCGTCAGCCACGGTGGAGATTGAGTTCATCGCACCCTTGACGGACGTTGCCGTGTTGCCTCCGATCGTGGCCGCGAGTTTCCCAGCAGCGCCGTCGAACTCACCGAAGTTCTTGAGTGCTTCGGATGGGTCCCAGTTCTCGAACACGTCGTAGAAGTCGCCGGCCGAATCGCCCAGCAGAGCAGCGACTGCCTGGCTGCGTTTCATCGGATCTTCGATAGCTCGAATCGAGTCGAACATCAGGTCGAAGGCTTCCTTGCTGCCTTCGCCTCCGTTCTTCATCGTGTCGTACATCTCTTGGCCAGCGAGGCCCATGTCATCGAGGGCAGCGACAACGGCGTCACCTTCCTCGGACATGCGGCGTCCCCACTCGCGGAGTGCGTCACCTGCGTTGTCCGCCGTGAACAGACCTGAGTCGGTTGCCTGCTCCATCAGAGCGATCGACATCTCTGCGGAGATACCGGCTTTCTTCCAGCCGACCGAGTACTCGTTGATGACTTCGAGGAGATCGTTGCCCTTGTTGACCGATCCACCAACGGCGTTCGCGATGATGTCCGCGGCCTCCTGTGAGGAGGCCGCGAGACCTGTCGACATCAGTGCAGAGACAGCGAGCACCGACTCGGAGACCTCCCCGTCAAGTGCGGTGGAGATGGTGTCCAGACTTGCGAGCACCTTCTCGGCGTCCTGCTGAGTTGCGCCCGGATCGATGACGTTGTTCTGTAGCGCCAGAGTCAGTGTCGAGAGGTTGGCCTCGACTGACTCACCGAATGCGTCCGAATACGCTTCACCTGCTGCGAGCCCGAACTTCCGTGCCTGCGCCTCAGTGGTCTTCGTACGGGCTTGGAATAGGTCGAGGTTGGCTTCTTGCTGCATGCCGTCGTTAATTGCGGCGGCGAGGGCAGCGCCGACGCTGAGGCCGATGACTCCGACTCCGAGCAGCGCGCCAGCGATCGGACCTGTCGACGACGACAGCTTTCCGATCTTGTCTGTGAAGCCAGAGAGGAAGTTCCCACCCATGTTCCCGCCAGCATTCGACGCACCTGACGCGGCGCCGTCGAGGTCACCGCTGAGCTGATCTACCTGCCTGCTGGCTTGCGAGGCGGATGTGCTGATGCGGTCTACATCGGTAGCGGCACCGCGGGCAGCGTTGCCGAGTCGGTTCACATCCTGCGCGCTCTGTCCGACACGCGAAGCATCCCGAGCTGCATTGCCGGCGGCGGTGCCGAGCCTGCCCATGTCCTGCTGGGCGCCGGACGTGGAGGTACTGAGCCGATCAACACCTTGCGCGCTCTGCTGAAAGTGCTGCTCGATTCTGCGCGCCGCTTGCTGTACCAACGATTCGAGTCGGTCCGTCTGCTGCCCAGCGTTGCGAGTGCCCTGAATGAACCGAGAGTCGTCGAGTGTCAGATGGGCAACCAACTCACCTACGTTCAGTGGCATTACCGACCACCTCGCTTACCTGACTTTGCCTTCTGCTTCGGCTTCTTCTCGGGCTTGGCAGCGAACTTTTCAGCGATCCACTCCAGATCCACCAGCTTCCCGAGCTGAGCCAGGTGCCAGTGGGCTTCGGCCATGTCGGCGGAGAAGCCGAAGTGGAGCTGCGCGGTGCGGCCAGCATGCAAGATCATCGGCCACGTGATGTTGTCAGCAACCATCTCAGCGACAACGCCAGCGAGTTCGAGTTCGCCGGATTCCTCATCACGCTCGGCACCAAGGATTATCAGCGCGTCTTCGACCTGCTCGTTTGGCGGGATTCCCTCTAGTACGAGGCGGTCTCGCAGCGCCAGGCAGTCCTCGGCGCCAGGCGCCGGCACCGTGTACCAGTTGCCCTTGATCGGGAGATGCAGGTCCGGGTCGAAGAAGGTGTCGAGATCCTTGTAAGCCATGTCAGTTCCCTCCCTGCGAGAGACGCTCAGCGCGTTCGAGGCCGACCAGAATCTCGACCATCTGATGGGTGTTCAGATGCTTGAGAAAAGCGTCGAGGCATTCGCCTTGGGATGTCGCAGCGGCCAAGTCCAAGCGCGTCAACTCTTCCGGCGATAGACCACCGAGCATTGCCTTCACACCTGAGGTGTCATCCCGCTCGATGCCGGAGACGAGGGCAGCCAAGTCGCTGCGTCCAGATTCGTTGTCATCCATAGAGATTTCTCCTGAGGTTTGTGAGATGGGGCTTGCATTGAAGACACGGAATCGGGTGTCCATCGGTGTCTGTTCCGAGCCACCCGCGGCGGCAATCGGGATGGTGAGGGCGAGTCGTCGGCGGTGGATCATCCGCTTCCTCGCCGTACCTGTCGGGCATACCTGCCTCCTGAAAGATGGGATATTCACGCGGCAGCCCCAGAGGCCTCGCGCAGGGAAGTCAGTCGCTTCGAGTGCTCGCGGCATTCACTGCCAGCGCGCACCAGATAGCCGAGCAACTCATGCTCAGGCAGAGATGAACTCAGCTCCGTCAAAGCAGTGCCGAGCTGTTCGTACCGTCGTCGATATGACTCGCCCACCACAGCCGCTGCGTAGGACATGACCGCCTCACCGGCAGCAGCAGACGTCGCAGCATCCGTCAGACACTTCGACAAACGCATACCGTGCTCGCCGGCCAACTTCCCGCCGCGCATCAGATCGTCTGCAAGTAGAGCGGCATCAACTTCCCGAGTGCCCCGAGCGCGCTCCCGGATGAGTCCGAAAACTGTTCGATGGTAAGGGTTTTCGAGATCATCGTCAGTGACGAACGTGACAACAGAGAGACGGTCGGAAGGATTCGAGTACAGCAGCGAACCGATCAACATCACTTCCGAAGACGGGGTTTGCACACCAATCGGATGCACCCTCGAATGCAAGACCTTGGGCACGGCCTGGAGTGTCGTGTTCATCAGGCCACCTCCAGCGCGCCGACGCCTGCGCGGTACCGAACAATGCGCGCCATATCTGCGAGCAACTTCGAGACGGACTCGGCCTCGTCGAACGTCAGCGGCAGCACCGTCCCATCGGGCAACGTGATATCCACTAGCCCCGAATCAGTTGCGCCGATGAAGATGTCGCCGCGACTCGGACGTCCCTCCCGATGAGACCCACCGAGGTGGACGCGGCCAGTGAACATTGTCGACATCACGCGACCGCCGAATCATCAGACGTGCCGCGAGCAAGGTCGATGACAAGCAGCAGCAGGTGCGCCAACTCGGCAGCCTCACTCAGGGTGAACCGGGTCTCGGACCCTTTAACTGTGGTCGGCTTCTCGCCGCTGTTCTGCTCAGCTTTCCTGCGCATCAACACGAACGGTTCCACTTCGTTTGCCTGCTGCATCAGCTGCACCTCGGCCCGCGCAGAGAGTCGGTAACCATCCATAATTGTGCCGGGATGCAGATCCAGGCGCGTAGCCCACACTCGGGACGCAACGACGTGGTGAGCACCGTGCTGAGACACGATGTCGCAGTCGGGATCAGCCCATGTCGGCCGGCCACCAGCCAGAAGCTCCACCGGCTCCAGCAGGGAATCAATCGCGTTGAAGTAGAAGGCGCGGCGTTCGAGCTTCCACAGTGCACTGTCAGGAACCAAACCTCTGTCCGCGGCCAGCGTGGCGAAGTCCAATTCCATCTGCTCGTACTCGCTCAGCTCTTCCGGTGTGTTGTCGGTGTCGGATGCGATATGGTGAGACATCTGGATCTCCTCTTGAGTGGGGTTGGTTCGGGAGCCCTCGCCGCTCGTAGCGTCAACTACGGGATTCACGGCGGGGGCTTTCTTGTTTTTGCGGGCACAGATCATGCGGCACTCCCGCCACGTCGCGTGGATGCTTCCTGCTCCGCGAACCACGCATCTACTTCGCTGCGGCGGTACAGGACTCGCTTGCCGACCTTGAACGACGCCGGCCCGCTGTCGTTTGCGCGCCAGTATCGGAGAGTTTCAGTCGGGATATGGGCTTCCTCTGACAACTCGCGGACGGTCATGAACTCGGACTGAACGGCTCCCGGGGTGGATGCCATCTCGCCATCTCCATTCTCGTTGTTGAAATCTAACAACGAGAACGTTACCCACAGCCATGTCGTTCTGTCAATCAAAATCCGTTGCTAGCTCACACAACAAAACCGTTGTAATGTGAGCTGCATGAGTGACGAAAATCAGGACCGGATCATCGGCGGGAACATCCAAGCCCTGCGTAAGCGACTCGACCTATCGCAAGCCGAGCTCGCAGAGAAACTGACACGCAGCAGCGGCACCAACTACCACCAGCAGACGATCCTCCGAATCGAAAAAGGCGAACGCCCACTCAAAGTCAGCGAAGCAATCGCCTTCGCCAAAGTCTTCGACGTACCAGTCCCCACCATCTGGAACGGCTTCACCGGAGACAGCGACTCAGCCGCCATCATCGAACAACTCACAAACCGAGCCGCCACCAAATCCCGCGAAATGCGCACCAACGCCGAAGACCTCCAACGAGCACTCATCGAACTCGCAGAAGCCATCCACATCCATGGCAACAACATCCCCACCGAAACACTCGAAGCTGCCAAAGACTGGGTAGCAACAGACTGGGGCAACACCATCACCGCCGACATGCGCGACATCCTCCGCGCCGAGCACGGCGAACTCCCCAACCTCGAAGAAGACGACTTCCTCGCACTCTTCGCCGGCCAATTCGCCGCACACCCCGAGGCCGACAATGACTGA